CCTATCATCACTCATCGCTGAGCAGGCTGGTAACTCAATCGGTTTCGCAGTAAACACTGGTCTAACCACTGGAACTGGAACCGTTGAGCCTACTGGTGTTATGACCGCTGCTTCTTCTGCTGTAACAGGTGGAACTGGAGTTGCTGGTGCGCCAACATACGAGAACATCGTGGACTTGGTTTACGCACTAGACGGTCAGGCACGCCTACTACCTGGCGTTGGCTTCATCACCGCTAAGTCTGGTCTTGCTGCACTTCGCAAGATCAAGGATGGCGATGGTCGCTACATCTGGACTGAAGGCGGAAACGCTGCTCAGAACCAGCCAGCAACCCTACTTGGCTACCCAGTCTACGAGAACCCAGCAGTTGCCGCAGTTGCAACCGCCGCTTTCTCACTAGGATTTGGACACATGCCTAGCTACAAGGTTCGCACCGCAGGTGGAATCCAGATTGCACAGTCTGGTGACTTCGCGTTCGACAAGGATGTAACCACATTCCGTGTCACCATGCGCGTAGACGGAAACCTAACCCACACTTCACATGTTGTGAAGTTCAAGGGTGGAGCAAGCTAAACCTAGCTAAAAAGCTGAAAGACCCCTAGCGTGTAGGTTCGCTGGGGGTCTTTCTTTTGCTATGCTGGGGACAAAGAAAGGCAACCTACATGTCTAAAATAAAAGGGACTGTTTCCGTATTCTCAAACTCGCCAGGACAGCCAACAGGCTATGGCATCGCTGCTGAAGCGCTAATACAAAGACTAAAAAGAGACGGCGCAGATGTTTCTGCTATCTCTAACTACGGAAACGAAGGAATCAAGACTCAGTTCGCCACAGAATACGGCGATGTGCCTGTTTACCCTCGTGGAACTGATGTCTACTCAAACGATTCTGCCATTTTGTCGCATAAACATTGGAAAGCTCTCAATGAAAAGCAGCCTGATCTGCTAATTACGCTCTACGATGTCTGGGTTTTCAAAGGCAAAGGCTGGGATGACATAAATGTTGCCTCTTGGACCCCGATTGACCACTCTCCAGTGCCACCAGGAGTCGCAGAATGGTGCAAAAAGCCAAATGTGACACCTTTAGCGATGTCAAAATTCGGTCAGAAAGAGCTTGCAAGCAAAAACATTGACTCTATCTACATTCCGCACTCAATTGACACCAAAATCTTCAACAGAAAAGACAAAATAGCCAATCAGAGCATTGAAGACTACATGGGATTCAAGAATGACCGCTTTATTGTCGGTATGAACGCTGCTAACAAGGCAGCAGGGCTAATTCATCGCAAAGCCTTCGGTGAAAACCTCATGGCGTTTGCTATTTTTGTCAAAAAGCACCCAGAGGCTATTCTTTACATCCACACAGACCCAGTTAGCGGTCACGGCTGGAACTTGATGCAACTCGGCACTCTTTTAGGCATCCCAGCGGACAACATGGCGTTTGTAGATCCAATTAGCTACCGATTCGGTATCAGCCAAGAAGACCTAGCGGGAATTTACAGCTCTATGGATGTTTTGCTCGCTACAAGCTACGGAGAAGGCTTCGGAGTCCCTACAGTTGAGGCTCAGGCGTGTGGAGTGCCAGTTATTGTTTCTGACTTTGCTGCTTCAGCAGAATTAGTTGGGGATGGATGGCTAGTCGGCGGTCAGCCTCTCTACGACAACGCTCAGGGAGCTTTCTTCAACATTCCATCAGTCCCGCTTATTGTCCAGGCACTAGAAGAAGCGTTTGAGCGAGGAAAAGGCAAATCTGACAAAGCTATTGAGTTTGCTCAGCAGTTTGACCATGATTCGGTCTGGAAGAAGAACTGGATGCCTGCTCTAAAAACCCTGCTCAAATAGGCGATAGACTAGAGCTAGATTTAGCAAAGGAACCCAATGGCATTGACCAACGCTTACGCAACTTTAGCTCAAGTAAAAGGGGCTTTGAGGATTACGGATTCAGTAGACGATAGCTTGCTAGAAATGGCTATTGAGTCAGCTTCAAGACTTATTGACGGCTACACCTATCGGTACTTCTACAACGCAGGAACAGCAACAAGAGACTTTGTTGCATCAGACTCCTACCTGACAATTATTGACGATTTGATTAGCCTTTCTGAGCTAAAGACAACTGACGAAATCGGTAGCGACTATGTGACTTGGAGCGCAGGCGATTACCAGCTACGCCCAGTAAACGGAAAGCAAGACGGACTAAACACTCCGTACACCAGCATCCTTTCCACCGATGACTTGCTGTTCAATGTTCTTGGTGAGCAAGCTCTTGTGCGCGTGACTGGAGTATGGGGCTGGTCAGCAGTTCCAATCGCTGTCACTCAGGCAACCATTATTCAGTCATCAAGAATCTACAAGCGTCTTGACTCACCTCTTGGTGTTGCTGGATTCGGTGATCTTGGAGCTATCCGTGTTGGTCGTGCGCTTGACCCAGATGTAGAACAGCTAGTCATGCCATACCGCATTATGAGGAACTTCGCCTAATGGCTTCTATCTCAGACATCCGCGCTGGGATTGCCGCTAACCTTGCGACTATCCCTGGCCTACGCACATCGGCAGAAATCCCTGACAACCCGAACCCGCCAGTGGCTATCGTGTCTCTGGATTCGGTCAATTACGACAGAGCCTACGCCAAGGGTCTGGTGGACTACAGCTTTACCGTGACAGTAATTGTAGGCAGGTCAGCCGAGCGTATTGCCCAGAGGACACTAGACACTTACATCTCGACAGGGCAAAACTCTATCAAAAATGCGATAGAGTTAGACAAGAGCCTCGGTGGTGCAGCCTACGACTGTCGAGTCACTTCATTGAACTCCATTGGTTCAATTCAACTAAATGACAACACATATTTGGCAGCAGACTTCACGGTCACTGTCATAGCAAACTAGGAGAAATCGTGGCTAAATTTTACGCTCAGGATTACAAGATCACCGTTGGAACTGCTAACCTCAGCACATCCTTGGCTTCTGTAACCCTTGACATCACCGCAGACGAAGTAGAAACAACTGCTTTCGGTTCGTCTTACCGTACACGCATTGGCGGACTAAAAGACGCTTCTGTATCACTTGACTTCCACCAGGACTTCGGAGCTGGAGCTGTAGACGCTCTATTGTTCCCACTTCTTGGCTCAACCGTAGCTGTAAAGATTGTTCCTACTTCTGGAACCATCACTGCTACCAATCCTGAATATTCCATGGACTGCTTGGTTACCCAATATCAGCCATTCAGCGGTGCAGTGGGAGACCTCGCCACCCTGTCAGTAACATGGCCTGTATCTGGTGCTGTCACCAGAGCAACCGCAGCAGCCTAATCTCTGCTAGGATTCAGCTATGAGACTAAACCTACAAGTACAGTACACAGCTAAGCCTGACGAGGCGAAGGATCTTGTTTGCAACCCATCAGACATGGTGAAGTTGGAAGAAAGATACAACATCTCGATAGCCAGTCTTGAAAACAACATCAAGATTACTCACTTGCTTTTCCTAGCTTGGGCAAGCGAGTCCCGCACTAAAGCAACTACTCTTTCGTTTGAGGAGTGGGTGGACACCGTAGAAAGTGTTAGCCCGTCTGAACAAAAAAAATAGTTGGGCTTGGTGACTCATCAGCTCATTGGTACATCGCCACATTAGCTGTCGAGACAGGCATCAGTCCTCGTGAGCTTATGGAGCTTGACGAACGGATGCTCTGGACCTTGGGTCGGTATCTCGTTTGGAGAGCCAGCCACCAAGCACCTAAGCGCTAAGAAGAAGCACCCTTCGGGGTGCTTCTTTTTTGTTCGGTAGACTTAGGGTAGATAGGCGGACTAAATGGCATTGAAACTTTACACAGGGCGTGCAAGCGCTTTGAAGGTGTATGCCTCTGACTATAAAAAGTTCATTACAGAACTCAATAAGGTGGACAAGACTCAATCGCTTGAGCTAAAAAGGCGCTACAGAGAGATAGCCGCAAAGGGTCAGAAATCAGTTAGAGACGAGCTTGAAGGCCTTACCCGTCAAGGACCTGCACCAAAAGGTATGCTCCACGGTGGCCGTACTGGTTGGGGAACTAACTACGGTAAGACTGGCGGTGCTGTAAGCGGTGTCAAGCGTTACCCATACAACTCGGTAATGATTGAGGCTTACAGTAGACCTAAAATAGGTCAGACAGGCATTGCTCGGTTGCGAGTTCGGTCAGCAGCCACAGTCATTGCCGACTTAGCTCAGAAGTTTCGCGGAATCCGTGAAACACGAATGTACAAGATTCGCCTATTTGGTGGACCAGAAATTTCTCGTAGTCACACAACTAGCTATAAATCAACTGCTTACTTTATTCGCAAATTAGGCGCAATTATAAAACCCAGCAAGAGAAAAAAGTCAAGAAATGTTTATCCAGGTTTTGACAAGGCTTACCCAGAAATGAAGAAGGAAGCCGAAATAGCAATCAAAAAAGCTGTCAGAATAGTACAGACAAATATTGATAGGACAACTCGATGAGCAACATGTTCTTGAATGTGGTCAGCACATTCAAAGGCGATGGTATAGCAGCAGCCACTAGGCAACTTGGCGCGTTTGGCAGGCAAACCAGCGGATTCGGTTCTGTTCTCGGCAAGGTCGGTGGCGCGTTAGCTGCTTTTGGTGTTGCTACAAAAGCTATTCAATTTGGTAGAGAATCTATTACCTCTGCTCGTGATCTTGAAAGAAACCTCTACGCCCTAAATACGGTTTTTGATGACCTAGCCCCTGGCATGAACCAGTTTGCCAAAGATGCTGAAAATCTCGGTCTAAGTCAGTCCAAGGCCGCCAAAGCTTCTGTATTCATTGGTTCGGTTCTAAAGCAATCTGGCTTTGCCATGAGCGATGTTGCCAAGGAGACAAAAAACCTTGTAACACTTGGTACTGACCTAGCTGCCTTGTATGGCTACGATGTCCAAGAAGCTTTGCTTGGTATGACCGCACTATTCCGTGGTGAGTACGACCCGATTGAGAAGTTCGGTGTCGCTATGAAGCAGAGCGAAATTAACTCTGAACTTGCTGCAAGAGGACAAGACAAACTTCAAGGAGCTGCCCGCCGTAATGCTGAGCAGATTATTCGGTTGGAGCTTTTGTACCAAAGAGCTGCCGATGCAATGGGGGCTTTTACAGGACAAAGCGGAAGCCTTTACACAGAGCAAAAGAAGCTCGGTGCAACCTTTGAGAACATGCAGGCACAGATTGGTACTGCACTTCTTCCTTCAGTAGTAGACCTAAACGAAGCACTACGAATCATGCTCGTAGAGATAACTCCATTGCTAATTAGCATGTTCGAGAGCATTGCAGAGGGACTAGAGGGTGTTGTTGGCATTTTCAATGACGCTATGGACCCTACTACAGAACTTGGTGAGAGCTTTGCTGCTCTAAACATCCAGGCAGAATCACTTGCTCAAACAATGGGCGCGGAAGACTTCAACTTTGATGTTTTTGAGTTTGGTGCATTAGTAATCAGAAGCGTTGTGGACTTTGTACACGACCTTATGAGATCACTAGAAGATGTCATTATTCATCTTCAGGTAGCTGGAATAGCTATAAACGACTTCTTTACTAACCGTGAGAAGTTCGATAACACCGACTATGTTGCCATGCGTAAAGAGCTTATGGCGGTTGCAGACGGAGCAAAGGACATTCGCCTAAACGGTGAGACTGCTAGTGATTCAATCAAGGCAATGCGAGATGCTGTTGCAGATGCAGACAGCGCAAAGCTAGATAACCTCAAAACACAGCTTTTCGGAATTAGAATCTCTGCGAGAGAATCCGCTAATGAGATGCGTAGATTTAGAGAGCAGGCTGGGCTACCTGCCATTGGTAAAAAGACGACTACAAGCACAAGCACTGAAACCAACATAACAACGGGTGGTGCAGGGAAGCAAGTAGCTGCTGCTTTAAGTGTCACTGAGCAACTTGAACAAACACAAGCCCTAAGTGTTAAAAAAGCTACGGCACAAGGCAAGCTTTTGGGTATTGGATTAGAGCAGGGTGTTGTAAATCAAATTTTGGCTATGTCCAAGCCAGTCAAGTCAGCAAATGACCTCTTTAACATCCTGACTAAAAAGAACGGCGAGCTTACTAAAAAAGGCGTTGCAAAAGTCAAAGAATACAATGATACTTTCAATGCTGGTATCGAGCAAGTAAACCAAAGAGCCGCTGAAGCCGCCTCTGCCGCCGCCGCTGCTGCTCAAGAAGCCCAAAGACAAGCAGATGAATTACGCCGTGCTGAAGAAGCTCGCATTGAGGGTCTAAACCAGTTATACGCTAACTTCCTAGAAACAATCAAAGGAACTTTTGCAGGCATCCGCACTGCCATTCAAGGAGCCTTTGACATTACAGGACTTGGCGGATCTACAAACGCCATTATCCGCAACATGAATAAGCTCCTTGCCAAGATGAAATCCTTTAGCGCAAATGTCAAGAGCCTTGCAACTATGGGACTTGACCCTGCCCTACTACAGCAGGTCATCCAGGCTGGTCCCGTAGCTGGCTCTAGGCTTGCTGCTGCTCTTGTAGCTGGTGGAGCAGGCGCTTTGGGTGAAATAAATGCAGGATTTATGCAGGCTAGTTCTTTGGCTTCTGAAATTGCCACTACAGGCGTAAACTCGCTGTTTGACACAAAAGCTCAGCAAAACCAGTACAACATCACCGTAACAGGCGGAGTCGGTTCTGGAGCAACCATCGGTAAAGCCATCGTAGACGCAATCAAGGACTACGAGCGTACCTCTGGTGCTGTCTGGCAGGGTGCGTAATGTCAGCTCCCGCAGTCAAGGTTGAGCTTGGTCTAAACCTAGGTCAGCGCGACCCTTACGCCTTTGTGCTAGATGATGCAGTGCGAGGCGTGCTGGACAACACAGACTACACACTCGGTGGCGAGCGCTACTTTGACATCACTGACCGCCTTGTCACAGCCCAGATTCGCCGTGGTAAGTCTCAGGCGCTAGATCGCATTGACGCTGGTGTGATTTCGGTCACAGTAGACAACTCAGACAGAACTTTTGATCCGCTATACGAAGCTGGCCCATATTTCGGTCAGCTTATTCCTAGGCGTTCGGTTCGAGTTACCAGCAACGACCAGCCAGTATTTATCGGCTTCGTAGATGACTTTGACATTCAGTACGAGCCAGGCGTGCAGTCCGTTGTTCGTATTGACGCTTCTGACGCTCTTTCGGTCCTTACCAACGCAGGTCTTGAGGAGTTTACTCCTGACTCAGAGCTATCAGGCGCTCGCATAAACACAGTCCTTGACAGACCTGAAATTGACTGGCCTGCTGAACTAAGAGAAATTGACGAAGGCAACTCTTTGATGCTAGATACA